TTTATTACAATTATTTTTACAAACTTATCCGTCACATCAGGAATGAAGGCAGAGTAATCTGTTTTCGAATCATCGTAAATGATCTTGTGGAACAGAGTGTGTGGGTTATTGATCTTTTCAAGTTCACGTGTAGAGGTATCCAACACATGAAATCCTTTAGCATCACCTGCATCAGACCAGAAAAACTCCATCTGTGTGCCGACATATTTAATGTTGTCTCTCTCAGACCCTACGTGAAAATGACCTGTGAGAACCTTCTCAAATCTTTTGAAAAGTTTATGGTCCATACCTTCGTGTGATTGAACTCCTCGCATCACCTCAAAGTTTCTGAGTTCTAAGTGTCCACCAAGCCAATCTGCTTTACACGTGCTAATGAACTCAAGAGATTTATCTCTATTCTCTGGAGTAATCCAAGGCAACATCGCAAACTTAAACCCATCTAGGTTTAGAACAGAAGGCTCCATATGGATTGTAACCTCGTTCATATAATGACCCAACAACTCTTTTAAAGAGTTTAGATCGTTCGTATTCTTGAAGAACGTATCATGATTGCCTGGGATCACATCCATGTGGATACCATGTTCTCTTAGTTTGCTAAGAAACGACTTACGATAGCGGTTAAGAGCACGGAAGTTAATAAACTTCCTGTTATCAAAAACATCACCGAGGTGAATAATACGGCGAATACCGCTTGACAGTAGATGAGGGAAAAATACATCATTGTAAAATTTCTCTGCGTTATCGAGAAATACGTCAGAACTATTCCGAATGCCACAATGAGTATCATTTAAAATCGCCACCTTCATTTCATAAACTTCCCCAGACCCTCATTTGGATCTACTTTCTTTTGCCGCTTACGCTTCTTGACTTCTTCAGCAAAAAACTTGTCTTTTTCTTTCACTGAGTCGATACGTGTTTTGAGTTGGTCAACAACACCAGCAACCTTTGCGATATCATCCAAGTCACCATCAGCAAAGTCAAATGCAGGTGTCTGAGCAATGTACTTCAGTTTGATATCTTGCTGCTTTTTCTCTTTGGCAATACGTTGTAGGAAAGCATACCAACAGATCTGTGTAAAATACCCAAAGGCATTTGGCTTACCAGTACGAGTCGCTGCTTCGATGTTGTAGTTCTTGATTGCTTTGAGACAGTGTTCAACTCCATCCATCACCATCTCTTCTCGATAGGTGTAGCGTACAAAGTTACCCTTGTGAGATAGCCCTTGGGCAATACGAAGAAAAGACATTGCGATATAGTCGGTGACTTTCGGTGGCTCTTGTTCTTGCTTTACTGCTTCTTGTACTGTAACAACATAATCTGTGACCGCATTACTAAAGTCTCTGTTGTTGACATAATGCGGCTTGTCTTTTGCTTTCATTATTAATCTCCTGATTATTTCTCCTATTATAGCATAGGATCTAGAGGAATGCAACTATTTTATTTTTGCATCTATTTCATTTTAGGGGTTGACGACTCAAGCGAATCACTATATAATAAGGTATCAGCCTTAAAGCCAGGGTAGTATACTTTTAGTTCAGCTTGTTCTTATCGAAACGGATTATGTTATCATTGTCCGAGTCTTCTGGCTCATCATAGTTACCTCGATATATACCAACATCATGTTCATCTGGTATAGCTTCAGGGTGTGATTCATAAAAATCATCCATGGTCTTTTTATATAGTGCTTGTAGAACTTTATTGGGGTCCATTACGACAGATAAGTGATCCATGTTCAATAGGTGGACTTGATCTTGCTTTGCCAAAATCATATAAGGTCTGAGAAACACGTTCTTTCGAAAAACATCTACAGTGAATGGATTCTTTACTACAAGAGCATCGTATGGCATGCTTTCATCATCAACTAGCGAATCAATTACTTCTGCAATAATTTCTTCACCGCTGATTAGTTTCATTTGTTTTATATCAAGTTGCATTATATATCTACCTTATGAATGGTATACTTAAACTGTTCTCTGTTATATATCTTTATTCTTTCAGCCGAATGATTGAGCGTGTAGTTCATATTCTTCTTCCAGTGCAAATCATCTGCGACGTCATAGAGCGTGGTGATTCTACCATCATCAGACTTTCTGAGTCCTCGACCAATCGATTGCAAGACCCTAATCTGTGATTTAGAAGGAGAAGCGAATATAATGTTGTGAAGATTACGAATATTAATACCAGTACTGAAGGTACCCAAACTAGCCACAATAACGGCGTTTTCCTCATTCTCCACAATTTTTCTAATCTGTTCACGATCATTTGTGTCAGTATCTCCAGAGACATAGAATATTTTTCTACCGTCACCTGCCTTATCTTTAATCATCTGATGTAGGGGTTTGCCATGCTTGTCCACGAACTGAAACAATATCAGGCTGTTACCCTTGAGATCCAGAGCCAAGTTTGTAATGAACTTGTTTCTAGGTTCGTATTTTACGATATAATCTAGTTCTGTATGGTAGTCTTTTTTGCCCCAGTTCTTTCTGATGTCCTTACTATATATCAACAATAAAACATTTATTTCCAGCGCAGACAAAGTGTTCATCTCTTGCAGTTTTTTCGTGGTAGTTACGTTGAATATTTTACCAAATAATCCTTGCAGAACTAGTTCATGGGTTTGTGTATTATCAAGCGTACCTGATGTACCAAAGCGATAGTTGGCTTCAGTACATTTGTTCATAATAGTTGTGAGAGATTTAGCCTTGAACCCATGGCACTCATCACCAATAACACAACCAAACTGTTCAAACCATTTAGTGGGCATTTTGTAGATGGATTGCCACGTACTGATTACTGTACCTTGGTTAAACTGTTTATCTTTACCAGAGTAGATTTTATGTACTCCATTCTCGACCATCATGCCATAGTCACGAAAATCCTCATACATCTGTTCAACAAGAGATGTAGTAGGAACCACAATCAAAAGCTTCTTACGCCCGTTTGGATTGATAATTCCATGCCAATATTTGACTAGTAAGTAGATAATCAAAGACTTGCCAGAACCAGTTGGCGATAGTAGGATGGCTCTTTTATTTTCTAAGGCATGGCATACTGCATTAAACTGGTAGTCTCTGCACGAGATGGGTTGTCCACGAGAAGTGAGTTCCTCATCTTCAATGAACTTCATAATATTTTTAGGATTGATTTGTACTTTTTGTGAAGGAGATCCGTAACGTTTATCATCCTCTACTTCTACGATATAGTCTCTCACCTTTGCGAAATCTTGCAGATAGGTATAAAGTCCAACAGGTAGATCCATAGTCTGTATATTGAATAGGCGTATCTTACCATCCCATACCTTGTTTTTGTAGGCTGGCATGTATTTGTAACCTGGCACAAAGAACGAGAAGAACTCTGATAACTCTTGGGCTATGCCCCAATCGCACTGGATGTCCAACACAGAATGGTTTCTATTTTTAATTTTTATCACATCCATAAACTTAATCCATATAAATAAGACATATAGACTATATATAACTATTTTTGGAGAAGTATATGCCGTACAATGTCACCCAAACTTACACCTATACTGGTGATTCTGTATTCGATTCTGCTGGGACATTTAAGGCTTGGTATCATGCAGTGGATTCTGATTTTAAAGTTGCCGTTGAAACTGCCACAGGCACTGCCTTCAATCAAGCTTTGTTTGATGTGAAACAAGCGCAACCTGTAACAGAGACTTGGGACGTAGATGAACAGAAACTAATAAAAACTATCGCTTGGGCAGATCAAGCCACATATGAAGAGTGGAACACTTACATAACGTCATTCGATTATACAGACGCTGCTTTCAGTGCTGTGACGGTTGGTAATATGCCTGAAGTCGTTGACGGTGAACAAGCATTAGATGTGATTGTTGAAACTACAGTCTAGTTTCCAGCCTCAAACATTCTCCATTTAATCATGTTACCGATTGTCTGGTGCCGCCAGTTAATATTGGATACGATCTCTGAGAGTGTGTCTGCCAGAGTCTTGTAGTATTGGATTAACTCTTCCGACTTTTGGATGTCGATATCAGCATCGTAGTAGTAGTTCATATCTCCTTTTAAAACTTTTAGACCATTGAACGGATCGTATTCCCAACCGAGTTCATCAATCTGATCTCGATCCATCTTTCCGTTGTAGTATAGCCATTTTTTCTGTAGGAGAGTTTTCTGTGTCATCTCTGCTTTCTTATGACGCAGTTTAGCATTCGCTAGTAACTCAAGGTACTTGGCGTGAAGAGCAGGTGTTTTTCGTGATGTTTCGTCAAGAGATGAGTGATCTATTTCACTGTCTTCTTGCCACATTTTCAATACGGTGTCTAAGTTCATAGTTATCTTTCATAATGTACTACCTTATCTATTTGAAAGAAAAGGTGTTATATTTTAACGTGATTGGCAAAATCAAAGGTTCTACACTACCAGCATTTGTGGCAAGTTGTAGTGTTCCTAATGAGGTAGGAAACGCTGCTTTGTAAACGATCTCTCTTGTGGCTACGTTAGAGTTGTTTAAGATCAGTACTGATATGTCATATTCTTGAGCATCGGCTTCTGTCCTTTTAGAAAATCTATTAAGATTAGAAGCTTTAGGTTCATCAATGAGCGTACTTTGCCAGTTCAGCATTTCTGCATACACGTGCATATCCTCATCCACAATTGCATCGATCTGCAGATCATCGTAAATCAGTTTATCACCTGGTTCAAATATGTCAGTCTTTCTGTAAGACAACTGAGTAGGCGATAGTGATACACTAGGATGAGATACAGTCTGTGCAAAAAACTCTAGGTTTGCAAATCTTTGTCTATAAATCACAATCTTAAAAGCCGTAGCTTGTAAGAAGTTGGAATTTTGTAGTGTTGATGTGGTTACCATGTTAAAACCCTTGTGAGATGTGTATCTCTATTTATATGAGTTTATCGAAGCATATCCACTATTGTTTCATGTAACATCTGAAATAATATGGCATCATTATAAAGTAGCAACCACAAACCAACGATAAAAATAAGCCACTTCATTACCACACCTTCCGATCATCTTCATTATCATAGCCATACTTGTAGGCTGCAATCTCACCAACAGTCATGTTGTCTTTTTCTACACGCTCTGACTGCATTGAAGCACCAACATAATAATGAGGGGTATAGCCTCGTCCGTAGTATGCATCAGCACTACCACGATCTTGAGGCGAACCGTGCCGTGGTATATCTTGAGTAATTGTATCAAAGTCGTACATTTTATGCTCCTATATCATCGAAGTTTTCATTGATCATTTGTGACACAAACCAATCAGGCACTGGACGTTCTGTCCATTTCATATCAAACCGATCACGCTTAGTGTAGTAATATTCTTGATATGACCGCACTGGATCTTCTTCGTGCATACACTGTGGTTCGTGTTGCATTGCAAGTTTGAAAGGTGTTTGCCCAACATTCTGTGGAATGTTTTTGGGTGGTATCGATAGGATCTCTTCTAGCTTTTCAAACGTGGCATGCTTCTTCTTGTACCGATATTCGTACTCGATAGCAAGAGCACAGAAGTGTTCGTAGTGCCAAGCATAGTTTGCAAGAGATTCCATGGTCCAGACAGTGCAAGGGTGTCCATGATGTACAGCCTTGTAGAG